AGATCTGCACGAACCGGTCGACCCAATCCGCCGAACCTGCTTCGGGGATCTCCGGGTCGTCGGTCCAATCCACCAACCGCACCCACGTCGTCCCCCCGTCGAGCGACCGTTGAATCTCCGCGCGGATCGGTGCGACGAACGACCCGGTCGGCGCCCCGATCGTCAACTCCACCGACGGGGGGCAGTCGATCGGTGTCACGGTCACCGTCGGGGCGGGCGGCACCGGGAAGTTCTGTGTCCACGAGCATGACGACTCGACCGCCCACCAGATCTCCCCGTTGACGTCCACGAAATCGTGGGTGCCGAACCGGGCGAAGATCGTCCACTCGCCGTTCTCGATCGGGTCAACCTCCCCGAACGCCTCACGGGTAGTGAACGCCACCCCGTCCTGGCTCACGTTGTTGCGGGTGATGCGCTCCATGCGGGGCGGCCCCCACACACCATCAACCCACGGGTCGAACCCTGACGTCGCCGCTTGCGCGTCGGTGAAGATGCGCCACTGCTGCGTGATCGACACCGTCTGCCCGGGGGAACCGGCGTACCCGTACACCCCGGTCATCACCACGAACGGGGTTGTCGTGTCGGTGATGGTCCCGGCGCACCGGTTCACCGCCGCGGCGTCCTGCACCTGCAACGACGTCACGTCGGGGCGGTCCCTGACATCAACGTCGAGGTAGAGTTCTTGGACCCGCCAACCGGAGATCGGGTCCCCCGCCTCAGTCTCCCCACCGTGTGAGACGAGCCGGCAGTCGAACACCGCCGAGTCGATGTTCGCGGTGGCCCGCCCGATCGCCGGCACCGTCGAGGGGCGCAGCCACCCGGTCGAGCGTTGCTGCCCCGGCCCGTAGCGGAGCGACGTTTGGGGTAGCACCGCGTCGGGCCACTGTTCGATGAGCGCCGCGACCCGCACAACCGCCGGTGCCGCCGCCGGGGGCTGCAGCTGCTCCCACCGGTCCCGGACCCGCAACCGGAACTGCTTCACCCTCTGCCCGGCGGTCAACGCTGTCAGGTTCCCGCACCCCAACTGCATTTGCGACCCGGCGGGTTGCTGCTCAACGAACAGGACGTAGGTGGCGGTGTCGTCGTCGGATGTGACCGCCTGGCGGGTCCCTGACGGCACCGTCGACGTGTCGGTGCCGTTCTGGATGGTGCTGTTGGGTCGCAGCGTCGAGAGTCCCATCAGTGACCGTCCCTGGATAGGCGGGTGCGTGCCAGAGCCTCGAACGCCCGTTGGACACCGGCGGCGACGTCAGCGGTCGACGCCGGCCGGTCGATGACGATAGCGCCGGGGGCCACGTTCACGGTCACCGACGACGACCCCGGGGTTTCCCCGGACACCCCAACCGAGATCGACGAAATCAGGCGGTCGACCTGCGACGCTGACAGCGGCACCGCGGTGCCGGCGAAGTCGGGCACGAACATCTCCGGCACACCGGAGTAGACGAACTGGCCGGCGCTGAACCGGCCGCCGCTGTCGAGCTTCAACGCCCCGCCGCCGCCGATGCTGTCACCGGTGACGTCGACGACGATGTCGATGGGCCACAGGCGGTTGACCAGTTCGGTGAGGCGATCCTGCACACTGGTCACCGTGTCGAGCGCCGTCTCGGCGCCCTTCACTTCCAACTCCGGTTCGTACCGCCTATCGACACCCTCAAGCGCGGGTCGAAGCTTCGTGTCGACTTCTACGGCGGCGTCGTCAGCGTCCGAACCGATCCCCCTGATGCGTTCCCGCATCGTCTCGAACGTGCCCTGCGTGATGAGCCCCTGGTCGCGCAGGTCACGCAACGTGACGAGGAACGCCGGCCCGGCGTCATCCGACACGGCGAGCAAAGCCGACTCGACCGCCAACTCAGCGTCGGCAAGGTCGAACGCCGCCTGCACCGCCGCGGGGGAATCCTCCCCGGTTTGACGCACCGCCCGGTTGTACAACCGCAGCGCCTCCCGTGCCTGAGCGTTCGCGTCCCGCACAGCGAAGATAGGGTCGACCAGAGCCCGGTACGCGTCATGGACACCCCGCAGCGCCTCGGTCTGCAACTCGAGCGCCGATGTGAGCGGCGGCACCGACCCTTGCAGGTAGTCGACCCCGGACGCGGCGTCGATCGCCGCCGGGCCGACCGCGCTTGCGGCGGTGGCGAGATTATCGGTGGCGGTCGCGGCCTCCCCGGCTGACAGGCCGATCGCCTCAGCGGTTTCCCCGAACGCGACGGCGTTGTCGCGGGCGCCCCGTGTCTCGTCAACGAACCGGAGCAGCGAGTCGGTGACCTTCGCGGTGCCGGCGTCGACGGCGAACAGGCCACCGGCGAACAGGTCGAGCCCACCCATCCCCTCCGTCAGCGCGTTGCGGAACGCGAGGGCGTCCTCGGGGGTGCCGGCGAGGGCTCTCGCCAGGTCGTCGACGGTGAGCCCCATCTCAGCGAGTTGCTCAGCGGCGCGCCGGTTCGCTTCGAGGAACGCGGTGGCGGTGGTGTCCGCCGCCGACTGGATCGAACCCTCAGCGGCGGCGAGCGCCGCCTCCCAATCCCGGGTCGCTTCCTCGTTGTCGCGGGTCGCGACGAGTAGGACACCGAGCCCGGCGATCGCCCCGGCGATAGCGAGCCCCCACGGGCCGGTGAGGAACGTCGCGACCCCTGACAGGGAGATCCCGAGTGTCCCGAGCGCCCGTGCGATCGACGCGATCCCGACCACCGACGCGGCGCCGACCCCGCCGAGCCCCCCGAGCAGCACCAACGTGGTTTGGATGGGGGCGGGGAGGTCGAGGAACACCCCGAGCAGCGCCGACCCCGCTGATGTGAGCGCCTCCCACGCCGGCATCAGCGACTGGCCGGCGACAGCGGCGGCGTTCTCCTGCTCACCGGCGAGGATGCGTTGCGAGTTGGCCAACCCGTCTGATGTGGCGGCGAAGTCACCGGCGACCTGCTCGGTTTGCGCCATGATGAGTGACAACGCCGCGGTTGCTTTCGCGGTGGGGTCCATTGTTTCACCCGCTGAGACGAGCCCGAGCGCCAACGCCTCCGCTTGTATCGCCGCTTCGCTCATGTTCACACCGAACGCCCGCAGCGGCTCCGTCTCACCGCGCAACCCTGATCCGATGGCGCCGAGCGCTTGGGACACGTCGACGTTGAACACCGACGCCATGTCGGCGGCCCTGGTCGCCAGGTCGAGGGTGGCGTCGGCGGCTGTCTCCGCGTCGAGCCCGAAGTTCGCGAGCAGCGCCCCGATCGGCACGACCGCCTCGTTGAACGCCCGCTGACTGAGCCCCACCGACTCGGCGGCGTTCTCACCGAAAGCGATCACCGTCTGGGACGCTTCACCGAACACCACATTTACGGCGTTCAACGATTCCTCAAGCGCCGACGCGGCGTCGACAGCGGCGGTGCCCATTCCGACGAGTGAACGCACGGCGATCGCGGCCCCCGACGCGATCGCCGTGGACCCGATCAGGTCCCGTGCGCTGAACGACCGGGAGATCGTGTCCGCTGACCGGGCCCCGGTTGTGCCCAGGTCGTCGAGGGCGTCGTCAACCTGCCCGATCTGGGCGGTGGCACCCTTCGTCGCTGATTGGAGGTCACGTTCGAGGGTGGGCCCGAACTTCGATACGTCGGGGAGGATTTCAACGAGCGCGGTCCCGATCGTTGTTGCCATCAGCGGCGCCGGCCTTTCAACCGTTCCAGGTCAGCGGCGGTCACTTGCTGCCCCCACGTCTGGCGTCGCACCTGCTCCGGTGCCGCCGCGTCGAGTTGTTCCTCGATGGCGCGCCGCACGTTCTCCCGGGACGTGAACGCGTTGCACAGTTCGGACACCCACGCGTCGAGCAGGCGCCCGTAGACAGCGTCGAGTGTCAGGGTGTCGAGGTCGTCGATACCGGCTCGCCAACACCAGTAGCCCCATCGTTCGCGACTGGCGGCGATGATCCCTGCGCCTCTGTGAAAGGGACGACGCGAAGCGCCTTCGCCGCGTCGCCGATCAGCGTCAGAATTGCCAGGGAGTCGAGCCGGTCGAACAGGGTCGCCAACTCGCCGTTGTGACCTGGGGCCATGTGGGCGAGGACACTGGTGAGGAACTCGCGGGCTTCGTCGGGGGACTGGTCGGAGCGGTTCGTGAGCGCCAGTTCCATGTTCGCCGACAGCGCCCGGGTGAACGTGATCGTTTGGTCGCCGATCTCGGCGACGTACGGGGTGCGACCCTCGTCGATCGTGGTGTATCTCTTGCCGTCAGCCATGCCTCTCTCCCTTATCTCGTCCACTCGATGTTGATTCCCCAACCTACTAGCCCACCCTCGGGCCCGAGCGCTTCTGCGCCGGTTATCTGCCCTGAGCAGTCGACAGAGCGGAGCGCGTCAGCGGTCGCTTTCCATAGGGCGTCGAGTTCCCACACCGACTCCGACCCGGACTGGGCCATAGCGTCGATCGTTGGCGGGTTGCCCTTCGAGTCGGACACCGGGACGCACCACACGCGCTGCACCTGCGCCCGCACCGTCACCGGGCCGCACACGACCTGCCGGCCACCGGGCAGCGACGAGAACCCGCCGCCACCCGGGGTGCCCGTGTTCATCCCCATAATGGACACGGTGAGCTGGTCGCAGTGGTCCCACGCGACCTGCCCAACATGCACCCACGCGAACCCGCCGCAGTCCGACTCGGATGCGATCTTGCCGAGCAGTTCGGTCGCGGTGTCGTAGATCGTTCTCACGTCGGGGCGACCAGGTCAGGGGACCGCACCGACGCGGGCCGTTTCAGGGCCTCAGGGTTCACCGCGGTGAGCCACTGGTCTAGCAGCGTGACACCGGTGCGGCCGTTGTCGAGCCAGTCCTGCGACGACTCGATCACGAACGACACACCCTGGCGGGCGACCGACGTCAACCGCTCCGGCAGCGCGCAGTCTTTCCCCTGGCACCCTTTGAGCAGCTCGCACGCGTATGCGGATATCGCCATCGCACCGAACGCGTCTACCGGGATGCCCCAGTCGTAGTCGACGACCAGGACGTCGTCGTCGGCCACGTCCGAGCCGAGGAACTGGCACGCCGGCCAGCGCTCCGGTGGCTGCCTGACGAGCCGGTTCGTTCCGAGCAGCGTGAAATCCTCCACCGGGACACCGCCGATGCGGACCTCGTCGACGGCGACTACGGGGCCGTGGGCGAGCCACACAACGGACGGGGCCGGGCAGCCGCACCCGCACGGCGCCACCGGGCAGCATGCGTCGTTGACCCGACCGGGGCGCTCAGCGGTGACGGTGCAGATCCCGTAGCGGCGACCGGACAGCGCCCACGCGATGAACGACGCAGCGTCGATCGCTGTGTCGACGTGCGCCGGTTCGGCACCCACCGCCGCCTCGCAGCACGCCTCGAGTTCGGCGACGGTGATGAGCGGTTCGCAGGGTCCGGTCATGGCACCAGCGCCAACACTTCGGGGAGGATCGTCAACCGGATCTGCCGCTTCCGCTCCTTCAGATCGGCGTCGCGGGTGGCGGTGATTTCGATGACCCACTCGCCGGGGGTGAGCACGTCAAGTTCCCCGAGATCCCATTCGATGACCAGGTTCGGTACGCCGTTGTCCTCGGTGCCTGACCCGGTGCCGCCGGTGACCCCGGTTGTCTTGGAGATGACCGCAGGGTTCCAGCGTTGCCCGATCTCGACGAGGAACGTCCACCCTGCGGCGAAGTCGATGAGGTCGCCGCAGTTCGTCCACCACACCTCGAGTTCGCCAAGGTCGGCGTCGTCGATGTACGACACGCAGGGCGGCCGGTGCAGGGTCGACGTCACGGGTGCATCCTATCCCCCCGAGACGGTGGCGTGGTGGCACTCGTCGACGGTGACCGCTGAGCATTCGTCGATGGTGACGCGGTGGCATTCGTCGACGGCGACCCGCTGCGGCGCCACCGACGGGGTCGGCACGTCGGTGCTGATCGTGAAGCAGATAGCGGCGTGACCGGTGGTCGCCGTTTCGAGTGTGAGTGTCCCGGCGCCGGCGCCGATCAACACCAGGTCATCCGCGGTGTGCCCCGACGTGGCTTCGTCGAACACGATCGTCGCGGCGCCTACCGGGGCGACGTCGAGGTCATCGGCGGTGTGCTCGGAGGCGGCTTCCTCGAAGCTGATGGTGGCGGCACCGGAGCCGACGAGCACGACGTCGTCGGCGTGGTGGAGGGTGTCTGCGCCGTCGAACCCGATGTCACCGACAGCCGGCGAGAACAGCACCAGGTCGTTGCCTGAGTGCTCGGTGGCTGCCTCGTCGAACGTGATGGTGGCGCCACCGGACCCCACAACGGTGAGGTCGTCGGCGGCGTGGGCGGTGGCGGCTTCCTCGAAGGTGATGGGGACCGCACCGGCCCCTGTGAGCGCCACGTCGACGGCGGTGTGAACACTCGACGCCGGGTCGAGGGTTATCGTCGCCGCCCCGGCACCCTCTAGTGCAACGTCATCGGCGGCGTGGGCGGACGACGCGGCCTCGAAGGTGATAGTCGCGGCCCCGGCACCGGTGAGGGTGACGTCGTCGGCGGCGTGGCCGCTCTGGGCGGTGTCGAACACGATCGACGCCGGGCCCGACAGCATGACGTCGGCTGCGTCGTGCTGAGACGTGGCGCCTTCGAACACGATCGGTGCGGCGCTCCCCGGGGCCAGGGTCACATCCGCGGCAGCGTGCCCGGATGACGCACCCTCGAACGTGAGGGTCGCTGCCCCGTCACCGGCCAGGGTGATGTCAGCGGCGGCGTGCTGCGACGACGCCGCCTCGAACACGATCGGCGCCGACCCGGGGTCGACGATGAGATCAGCGCCCGCGTGCCCGGATGACGCCGCCTCGAAGCTGATCGTCGCGGCGCCGTCACCGATCAGCACCGTGTCAGTGGCCGCGTGACCTGAGCTGGCAGCCTCGAGCGCGATGGTGGCGGCGCCGTCACCGACGACGACCAGGTCGGTGCCGGCGTGCCCACTCGACGCCGCCTCGAACGTGAGCGTCAGCGACGTCGCCGCCGCTTTGATCTCACCAGCCCACGCGACCCAATCCTCGTTCCCGGTCCACGACGACGTGACCGTCAGGTCTTGCCCGAGCCGCCACTGAGCCTGCATCCGGGATATCGGGGAGTTGTGGCCCATATCGGCGAGTTCGGTCCACGTCGCGGTGGGGTCCGGTGTGATCGCCGAGTTGACGTGGATGATCGAGAACCCGACCTCGGCGTTGTTCGTCGCGTCGCCGAGAGCGGCCAGGGTCACCGACGAGGAAGTCTGCCCGGTGTTGTGGGCGAACACCGACTGGATGAGGAAGTCGGTCAGATCCATTCCGGTGATCTGCAGGACGTAGAAGATGATGCCCGTGTAGCCGCCGGACGGGGCGGTGACGTTGAAGTTCGACGCTGACGGTGACGCACCCGCGTAGGCCGAGTAGACGACGAGCCGGGCGCCGGTGCCCTGAATGTCTGAACCCTCGAGGGTCCATGTGGCGCCGTACCCGGTGACGGACGCCGGGACGACACCGCCGCCGGCCTTCCCGGTGCGAACCGCGAGCAGCAGCCCCGAGTTAGCGGCCGGTTGGGTCGATTCGACGTCCGAGTATGAAAGCTGGTTCGCGGTGTCGGCGTGCGCGGCGAGGAGCGTGACGACTATCGCCATCGTCAGCCCCCCGGGATCGGAACAGCCTCCGGGTCACACACCGGTGTCGCGGTGATCGACGTGTCGGTGCCCTTCACGCCGGCGCGCAACGAATCCGGTTCCAGGTAGATCTTCACCGGGCGGGCGAAGCTGTCGTCGTTGGTGAAGGTCAGCGCTTCGTCACCGTCCGGGCAGGCGGGCACCGTGATCCTGCGGCCCTCGGAGCCGTGGCGGGTTCCGTGCCACCCGTACCACACGACCCCGGGGGTCACTGCCACAACGAGCGACCCGTTGGCCGGGACGTCGACGACCGGTTGCACCTTCCCCATATCAGACCGGCGACGCGGTGAACAGGGCGGTGGGAAAGTCGTAGTTGACGTCGGAGCCGTTCGGCACGAAGTCGGAGGTGAGTTCGCACAGGTACGTCATCACGATGCCCGAGTCGGTGCCGCCCGTGGTGTCCGAGTCGTACCCGATGCCGACCACCGACCAGTTGTTACCCGCCGCGACGGCGGTGAGCGCCGGGGTGATGTCGGTGATCGTCGCCACCATGTTCGACCCCGACACGGTCGGGTCGCCGAGCCCGGCGTCCGTCACGACCACCCGGGCGTAGTTCGCGTTCGTGGGTTCGTCGTTGCCTGTGCCGGCGAGCAACGTCGCCAAGTCGGCGTAGGTGCGGAGCGTCGCCAACGACTCATGCCCGGCAGCGAGTGCGAAGATCACGAACGCGCTGTTCGCCGGGTCGTTCGCGTTGATCCTGCGCTGCTGTTCCATCTCCGAGCCGAGCGAGATGCGGGAGATTCCGGCGGTCATGCCGACGCCCCTTTCTCGATCGCCTTCTGACGGGCGACCGCGCGTTCCTTGTCGGCGTCGGCGAACGACCTCGGCGGCGTCTCATCAGTCACCCATCGACCGTTCTCGAGCTGCCGCGGGTAGGGCGCCTCAGCGACCGCCTCGGCCTCGGCCTTCTTGCTCATCGTCTGCGATCCCTTCTGTCGATGATCGGGCCCGACCAGTCGAGATCGAGCGCTGAACTGTCCCGGCCGCAGAAACGGTGCGCGACCCTGCCGCGGGTGTGCCCCACCAGCGACGGGACCGAGTCGTCGTGATCCACCAGGCCGGGCCACGTGTACCAGCAGCGCCGCCCCGCCACGTTCCTGAAATACCGGGCGAGGCGGGCGTCGTACGGCATCCCCCGCAACCGCTCACACCACGCCACCAACGGCTTCGCGTGCGCCGTGGGTGCCACGATGGCGACACCCCAACGCAACGTGCGGCCGATCACCCACGACGCCCCGACCCGGGCAGCCTCCACCGCCTCAGCGTCGATGAGCCGCGACGGGCCGTGATGATTCCCGTAGTAGATCGACACCGGGTGACCGGCCACCGCCGGGGTCGCGTCGAGCGCCGCCTCGAGCCCGGCGACCAGGTCCCGGCACACAACCGCGTCGTCCTGCAACACCAGGTGATGGGTCGCGCCCGGGTCCGCCGCTGACCATGCTGCAGCGGCGGTGCGCCACCTGGCCTCGGGTGCTGTCGACGGTGCCGTGTTGGCCGCCCACGCCACATGCGCGGGGCGGTCGAGACGAGCGACGAGCGCCTCTACGAGCGGGGCGCGTACACGGTGCGCCATCACTGCGACAGAGACGCTCGTCATGCTCAGGTAGCGGTGATCGGGACAGCACCGCAAGCGGCGACCGGGAGGGTCTGAGTCTCGAGCGCCCAGTCATACAACGTCACCGGGTCGTCGGACAGGAGATCCCAGTCCCCAGCGGGCCCGTCGTCCCAATCCCCGGCGTCGACAGCGACCCCGGTGTAGACGATCGCGAGCGGGTTGTTGCCGTGCGACACGTTCGACCGGAGCCAGCCACGGGTGCGGGGCAGCACGTACCGCACCTGACCGGCGATCGACTCGTCGAGGAACTGGTTGACCCAATACTCGAGGCTCAGGTCGGTGGGTCCACCGATGGTGCCGACACCGGGCGCCCCGTAACCGACGTCGTCGGTGCCGAGCTGGTGAACGGTGCCGCCGCCGAGCATCGCCTGCAGGTCAGGGTCTGGGGTGCATAGCGTCAGCGTTACGTTCAACCGGTCGAGGTTGTCGGGCGCCTTGTAGCCCATGCACTTCCTGCCGCACCCGTCGAGTTGCGACAGCTCCTGCCCGGTTGTGACCTGCGGCGACAGGTCGATCGTGACGAGCGCGCCTGACACGTACATGTTGAGCCCGGCGTCGGGGTGCCCGGTCGCGTCAAGCTCAGCAGCTCGGAGCAGGCACGCTTGCGCCTGCGGGTAGCAAACTTCGACTGCCATGTTTCCCTCCTACGGGATGGTGACGATCTCTGAGACGACGAGGCACGGGTCGAACGCGACTAGGTGCAGTTCCTCCGCTCTCGCGGTGACCGTGTTCTGGGTGCGTTCGACGTCGAACAGGGGTTTGCCCATCGACTCGAACCCGTGGTGCACCGCATGGGAGATGATGACGGGACCGGTGATCGTCCCGGCCCCGATGGTGACGGTGTCGGTGTACCCGGTGGAGATCGACACGGCGTGCCCGGTGGGGGACCGCCAACGACCGTTGTCGCGGGTGATCGCCCCTTCGGCGATGGCGTAGGTGGCGACCGCGGGTGGCAGGTGCAGGACACCGACTCTCCCGTTCGCCCCGACCGCCCACCGTTGCTCAGCGGCGGCGATCGCCCCGGTGGCGGAGTCCCAGGTGCCGCCCGGTGTGTCGACACCGAGCAGGTTCGGTGACTCGGTGAACGCACCGCCGCCACCGGACCACAGCACCTGCCCCACTGTCCATTCCCGCACCGCGGCGAGCCCATCGAGGGACGCCTGCTCGATGCCACCCGCTGAGAGTGCGGAGCATTCGACGGCGAGGACGTCCACGAACGGGGCGAACGTCGCCTCGTCCCCTGGGCGCACACCCGGTTTCGGTGTCTGCTCGCACCCGTAGATGGGGGCGACCGGGTCGATGCACCCGTTCGACTGGAACTGGATGCCCCTCTGCCACCCGTCCGGGAGTGCCCTGGCGATCGCCAGGACACCCTCGGTTGGGCGGGGCGGGGCCGGCCAGATGACGGGGGTTGTCACGTTCTCAGGCTCCGCAGACGCAACCCTCGGTGATCGGGATGGTCAGCTCGATTGGCGAGCACCCGACAACACCGAGCGCCTCGAACGTCTCCATAAACGCCTGCCGGTCGTTCGTGCTGTTGAGGGTCGAGTCGGTGATCTCGGTGCCGAGATCGAGCGTCCCGCCGTCGAGGAAGAGCACCGAGCCCTCCGGGTACAGCACACCGGTCGCGGTGGCCGGGAAGTCGTCGAGGGTGGCGTCGGTCTGCGCGGCGAGCCGGTTCACGTCCGGTGAGTACACCGGCGAGATGTTCAGCGCCGCGAAGTAACCGGCGATGATCGAGTCGGCCACCTGGAACGCCTGGTCACCGGGCTGTTGCCTGGTGAGCGCCGCCCTGATCGCGTCGAGCAACCACTCCGACGTCACGAACCGGAGTGTCGTGGTCCGACGCAGCCGGCGTGCCGACCGGTACCGGGCGGCTGCCTTCGCGAGTCCGACGAACGTGTTTCGGGCTGTCTCGTCGATCGCCGGGATCACGACCGCCGCGGCCGGGTCCGACGCGGCAGCGAGTGCCGTGAACAGGGTCAGCTCGGCGAGTGCGTCGTGTTCGACGGCGAGCAGCTGAAGCGCTGCGTTCCACTGCTCGGTGTTGAACCGGGCCTGGAAGTTCCCGATCGTGACACACGCGGTGATCGCGTCGACGAGCACGGTTGTCTCCGGTCCGCACTCGACCCGGATGCATGGCTTCGTCGTTGAACCGGGGGCGGCGTCGGTTGCCTCATCCCACACGGACACGGCACCGGCGAGGTCACCGAACACCAGGGGCGGTGGGAACGCGACCCCGCCTCGGCCACCGAAACCGGGACCGAACGACGGGAGCGAGTCGCGGATGGGGCGGCCACGGTCACCGCACACGGTCTGATCGAACCGGGCGCCGATCGGGGGACAGATCCCGCCGGCGGCGACCACCGGGCCGACCGCGGCGTTCACGATCTCCATGTTCGCGGCGGCGTCCGGGGTCAGCGACCTCGGGTGCTCGTACTCGGCGCGGACCAGGGTCGTCCGGACGCTCGTGTCGCGGGCGAACCGTGCGAACGTCTCGGCGACGTCCCGCATCGAGTGCAGGACGCCCTGGCTGGATGCGTTGCCGATGCCTCGGAACGCACCGACCGGTTCTGGTGTCTCCGGTTCGGTGGCCTGGTGTGCCCGGCGGCGCCTGAGCACGTCCCGCAGCGGCACGGAGGCTGCTACCGACTCCTGCTCGGGCGCGGCCTGCTCGACGGGCTCCGGGGACTCGACCGGGTCGGCCGTCGCCTCGGGCGCCGGTGCATCGGCTTCGTCGTCGGCTTCGGGTTCCGGGTCGGGGTCGGGGTCGAGCCCGTCGAGCAGTTGCGCCATCTCCGCCCGCTCCGTCTCGGCGCGGGTCGCCCGCTCCGCCAGCTCGGTGTCGATCGCATCGATCGTGGCGCGCAGCGAACGGGCGGCTTCGAGGTCCGGGGTGTCCGCGGCGGCTGCTTCGTGCAACGCGGCGGCGAGTTCGTCACGCGCCGTGTGCAAATCCTCGGTCGTGGGTGGGGTGTCGGTGCCGATCTGAGCGACCAGCTCCGCGAGTCGGTCGGGGTCCATGAAGTCACTCCGTTGAGGGTCGGCCTCGGGTGCTTCGCCCCGAGCGTGCCACCGGTACACCGCCCGGTTACACGCGGCGGCACCATATCACGGTTCGGTGAGACGTTGCGTGACCATCTCCGTGAACCCGACGATTCCGGCGGCGGTCCCGGCGATCAGCCACGGCACCGGCAACGGGTGAACCTGGTCAACAGAGAACGTGACGGCGGCCGCGATCCATGTGCCGAGACACCACGGGCAGTCGACCAACCGGTGCGGCCAACCCTGGAGACGAGAGTGGAAGGGTTCGGTGATGTCGTCACGTGCGACGAGCCGCCACAGCCGCCACGACGCCAACCCGATCAGGACCGCAGCCTCAACCGGGGTCACTGAGCAACGCCACCAGCTCGGCCTTACGGAGCGACGACACCCCGGTGTGCCCGGCGGCGGCCGCCAACTTCCGCAACTCGGTGACCGTGAACGACCCCAACTCCGCGACCACATCATCATCACCGTCGCCGTCGTCATCATCATCGGGGTTGTCGAGGGGTAGCAGCGCGAACGCGGCGGCGAGTGCTGTCGGTCGGCCACCGGCCGGCGCCCACGTCCACTCGTCACCGTCCACCGTCTCGAGCCACCGCCCCGAGATGGTGCGCACTTCGACGGTGTCGCCGACACCGGCCGGGTCCACAACCGCGGCGAACGTGCGGCCGTCCTCACGGCCGACGACGAGCCGGGCCCGCCAGCGTACGGTCGATGACCCGGCCTTCGGGGTGACCCACACCCGGGCCATCGTGTCGTGTGTGACGTGCATCACTCAGCCTCGACCGTTTCGAGCGTCGCGTACACCGGCACCGCCGCCAAGGTCGCGACGGCGAACCGTTCGAGCAGCTCGACCCGTTGCTCGAGTGTCTGCGCCTCGTCGTCGCAACCGCAGGGGCTCATCGCCTGGTCAGCGAGCCCACCCGGGCCCGTATCAGTCTCGATATGCCCTGACTCGAGGATCGCCACGTCACCGGCGCAAGCGGCGACCGGCCACGCCGGGGTTGGCACGAGTTGAATCCCGAGCAGCACCCGGCCGCGTTCGGTCGGCCAGATCTCGATGGAGGGGGCCGCGCCGAGCATCTCCCGCAGGTCGTCGGTGGCCAGGTTCGACCGGAGCGACCCGGAGACGGCGACACCAGCGGGTGAGCGCCACGCGATCACGTCAGCGACAACGGTGGCGGTGTCGTCGTGGTGTGCTTTCGCCTCGGCGGCGGTCATGTTCGTGTCAGGGTGCCCGCCCCGCATCGTCAGCGGCAGTGTTCGGATCTCGGTGCCGTCGTCGAGTCTGAGCGGCGACGAGGTTTGCCCGCCCTGCCAGTCGATCGGCCCGCCCGCTTCGAGCGACTCGACGGTGACGCAGCCGGGTAGCCCGCGGTGGCAGACACCGGACGGTGCGACGAGTCCCCAGACGCGGCCGTCGTCGTTGACCTGCAGCGGGGTGCCTTCGGGTGGGTCGTCCTGCGCGAAGTGATCGGCGCGCAGCACCGGCAACGGCACCGCGGCGACCTCGGCACCGTTCACGAACACGCGCTCGATGCCGGTCACTGAGTCGGTGTGATAGACAATCTGGTCAGCGGTGGTCGGGGTGTGCGCCATGACGAGATGGTCGCCGGTTGCGTCCAAGGCAGCGACGATCGCGTGATAGTCAGCGGCCAAAATGTTCCCTCCCTGCTCGGATGACACCGTCGCTCAGGATGCGGTAAGGGCGGGTGCCGGGATGCTGCACCCGCTTAGCGTAGACCACGGTCCCGTCCCGGCCGGTGAACCTCAGGAACCCGCCCGGGTTACGGGGCCGGATCACATGCGGCCGGGACCCGCCCTCCAGGATCGCCGAGTGATCCGCCGACGCGGTTGTGAGGATGCGGCGCCCATCCCACGTCGATGAGATCCCCGACCGGTAACGGCCGGTGCGGACGTTCACCCGTTCGTCGGCGACCTGCCGGACCACCCTGGTGACGACCCCGGCGAACCCGGCCATCACCCTCCCGACTTCCCCGGTGCGCCCATCCAGCAGCCGAGCAGCGTCGACGTTGAGCTTGACGTTGACGGTCATCCGTTCACCATCGCGAAGCGGCCGGTGCCGGTGTCGCGCAGCTTCGGCACCGCGTCGCACAGGCAACCCCGATGATCCCCCGGCCACCAACCCGACGGGGTCGGCAACTCGGCGAACACCTGCCCGGCGAGCACCCGGTGGTCATGGAACGGGTGGTCGCGGCGGATGTCGACCCGGTACGCCCACTGCCACCCGGCCAGGGTGACCCCGCGGGTGGCGAGCGCCTCCAACGTGAGGGGGCCGGTGGCGAACCCGGCAGCGGGTGGCGCCTCAGGGAACGGCACGACTGTGCCTCATCCCAACCAGCCGAGGTGCTCTGCGGTGTTGGTGAGGATCTGGGCGAGCTGGTGGGTGATCCCGAAGCGGTCCTGCTGGATTCCGAGGCTGCGGGCGAGAGATCCGTCGTCGTGGCGTTCGGTGGCGGCCTTCCAGTCGGCGAGCATTTCGACCAGGTCCATGAGGGTCATGCCGTTGATACCATCGGGGAAGTGCTCGGGGTGGTGCCGGTTGTGGGCGTAGTGGTGGGCTAGCCCTTCGTGTTCCGTGGATCGCTGTTGCAGTTCGGCGATCATCTGATGCATGAGTTCGAGCACTCGGTGGGCGTGAGCCTTCGTCTCGGGTTTGCTGTCGTACATCACAGCTGCCACGCGTAGCAGGCGTGCCGATGCGTCGCCCCCGTTGAGGCGTTGTAGAAGTACACCCAATAGAGGTCGGGGAGGACGTACACGGTGGTCCGGTACTTAAACCACGGATACGCCGACTTGCAGGCGGGGGTGTGCGCGTCCGCTGTCCCGGTGTCGAGCACCATCACGAGCCCGATGGCGAGCAGGCACAGCACTAGGAGCAGGATGAGGGGGCGGGCGGTGAGTGTCATGCTGTCACGCTAGCTGCGGCGGCGGCGGAACCGATGGCGGTGCCGCCGGCTCGGGCCACCGCCCGCCGCGAGATCGTCTGCGCCCCCGCGTCGAGGTCAGTGGATGGCAACCCTTCGATGACCCACCGGGTCGCGTCAGAGACGACCTGCGCGACGGAGGCGGCGCGTTCGTCAACCCACCCGGTCACGTCCACCCCGGCGACGCTGTGCACGGTGTCAGCGGCGGCGGTCAGGTGCCGCTCCCACCAACGCCCCAACGGTTCCAGCGACCCGGCGACGATGTCGGCGACCCACGGCAGCGACCAGTCGCCCCCCACCGCGGCGGCGAGATCACCGTTAGGGGTGCCCTTGTACGGGGCGGCCTCCCCGGCGTCCTGCAACCGGTTGCGGATCGCGCCACCGATGCGGCTCCGTGCCGTGATCCGCGCCATATCCAGGGCACCGGCCAACGAGTCGCGGAGTTCGGCGTCGATGCGGGCCAACGCGAACCCGAGTTCCTCATCACCGGCGGCGGCGGCAACCGGGGGCGTCTCCGTGGTGGCCGGGGGTTCGACCAGCTCCAACGCCGGCGGCGGCACCGGGTCACCTTCGAGGGGTTCGAGTGACGCGGCGGCACGCCACTCGTCGGCGGTGACGATCCCCAACTGGAACCCGATCGACAGGTCAGCGAGTTGGGGTGGGTGGGCGAGTAGCTCCCCGGGGTCGGGTTCCACTTCGACCCGGCCCTGGTCGAGTTGCTCGAGGGTCCACGCGAACACGCCGCCGACGGTGTCCGCGGTCGGCCCGACGTGCGCCCGGTACGTTTCCTCCTGCAGCAGCCACTGCCCCCAATGGTTCACGTCGCCGAGCCCGGTGAGCATCTCAGCCGGGACGTCGAGCGCGATCGCGATGCGGCGGATCGTGGCGTCGATCTTCCGGTCGAGCCGCTCATCGTAGGGGCGATCGGGGATCTCCCACCGGAACTGCTCGATGCGGTCACCCTCCATTGTGACAACGATCGGGACCACCGCCGCCGGAGACGTAGGGTCCGCGATCGCCGCTGACGACGCGGTGAGCAGGTCATCCTCGAACGAGTCCCCTTCGGGAAACGAAACCTCCGACGGCATGAACGCGATGCCGCTCTGCCCGAGCCGCGACCGTGACTGCGCCACCGACTGATTCTCGAGGGTGACGAGTTCACGTGCCGGGCCGAGCGCGCCAAGCAGCGACGAGTCAGCCGACGCCGTGTCGGTCGGGTCGGGTGTCCACTGCTTCAACCGGAGCGCCGACGCGTCGAGCAGTTGCGTCAGTTTCGGGTCGACGACCGAGATCGCCGCCCACTGCAGCGTCTCCACTTCGGGGGCGATCGGCAACCGCAACCGCTTCACAGCCTCTGTGCTGAGCCCCTCGAACCCGAGCCACCACACAGCCCCGGCGACCTCAAGGTTGAGGGCGAGCAGGCGGGCGGCTTCTTCGACACCGAGCGGTTCGGTGGCGACGTCGAGCAGGTCGTCGCCTGCGGCGGTGTCGAGTTCGCGCCCGTTGACGATGACCCGCCAGTTGAGCCGGGACACGGCACGCGCCTTGTACCCGGTCGGGTAGCGGAGTTCCCCGAGCCGCCGCCACAGCGCCCACGCCTCAGCCTGCCACGACTCCGACGCCCACAGGTCGCGCCGGTCGGTTTGGGTGGGGGACGCCGGCGGTGACCACGACGCCGCGACGATCGGCTGTTTGCGAGCCATCAGATGAGGGCCAGGAGGTCGGCGCGGCGGGCCTTCGCCAACGGTGTCCCACCGGCGCCACCGCACCCGCACGTCTTCTGGATCGCCAGGTCGCCGGCTTCGGTCGTCACCGACCAGCGTGCCCCCCGGAGCCGGGTGGGTTGCTCGGTGGGGAAGGTTTGCACCTGGTCGGGGGCGGTGAACACGGCGAGGGTGCCGTCGTGGTAGATGACCCGGGCACGCGCAGCGGTGATCGGCCCGGAGACGGTGACCGGTGATAGGTCGAGCACGGCGCCGATGCTACACAACCGATCGCCGCTGCGACGGCCATTCCGCCGGTGGCTGCTTCACCCTGCCCGGTTTCGTCGCCTGCGGCGCCAGATGCGTGCACGCGAACACCAGCGCGTCGAGGCGATCCGGTGAGTACGTCTTGTCGCCCGGCACCCACAACGTCATCTGCCCCTCGAGCCGCGGGTAGACGCCGACGTGGTGGACGAGCTGCCGTTCGTACAGCAGCGCCACCGGTGCCGCCCTCAGATCCTTCCCGCGCGACGCGTTCACCTTCGCCAGTGGTACCGGGAGGTTCGCCGCTTCGAGGGTCGACTTGACCATATCGCCGCCGTAGTTCGACTCCCACACCACAACGTCAGCTTGGACGTCGTCGACGAGTCGGGCAACTTCCCGGGCCCACCCGTCCGGGGATTTCGAGCACGACCGGTCGGCGAGAACGTACAGGTGCCGATCATGCCCGAGCCCGACCGCGACGATGCCCTGCTCGTCCCCGTCCTCCGACCCGGACGGGTCCACCGCCACCGCGACCCGGCGCAGGTCGGGTGCCGCGGCGACCCGGTCGATGCCGTCCAGTCTCCACAGGGCACCCTCGACGGCGTCGAGCAGATCCCCGGAGAGTTCCTGCGCCCCGAGTGACGTGCCGGCGTACCGGTCCCGCATCAGATCCCGCCACGTCTCATCCAGGTGCGGGTTGTCATCGATCGACGCCCTCGTGACGTGGTCCGCTTCGGCGACGATCCGCCGGTACGCCCCAGACGGGACCGGGGTCGTCGCCGCGACGGTGCGGGGGGTCGACCCCAACCGGAGCCCTAGCTGCGCCTGGGGCCACGCCTCAGCAAGCATCGGGTTCGCGGCGAGTTCCTCCCACACGTCCAGGTGACGGTTACCGGACGCCCGGAGCCTGGCGACGTCCCGGCGGGTGGGTGTCCCGAGCACCAGCGCAACGGACCCGTTGGGCCACACGAGGCGGGCGCCACCCGGCGCCGACGGCCGCCACTTAACCTCCGGGGCCAACGCCTGCACCCCGGACGGGCCCTCCACACACGACTCGATCGCGTCCCCCTCAGTCGGCCCGATGATCCTGGCCCGCAACCCCGGGCGGCGGCGTGCCTCATCCACCAGGTACTTGCAGATCGCCAACGTCTTACCGGCGCCACGCCCCGCCTGCAGCAGCCAGAACCGCCAGTCACCGTCGGGGGGGCGCTGATGCGGGAGCATCGTCGCCGCGCCGCCACCCGCCAGTTCGAGCAGTTCCCGCAGCCGGCGCAGCCGCGGCAGCGACGACGCGTCGACGCTCACAGGGTTGCCCGTTCGACCCATCCGGGGTCGATGACCCGCCACCGCCCATCGTCGCCACGTTCGGTGAAACCGGCGTCGCGTAGCCGCATCAGTGACGTGCGAACCGTGTCCGGTTTCGCGTCGCCGTGGCGTTCCTGCACGATCTCGACGAGCACCGCCGACGACACCGGGCCCCGAACCTCCAGGTAGTCGCACACGACCCGCCACCACGGGCCACGACGTGCGAGACGGCGACGCCCCTGCTTGTAGCGTCGGTCGTAGTGCAACCGGCACAGGTCGCGGGCCTTGACCTGGGTGCTGCCGCACACCTGGCAGACGGTGCGGGGCCGGTACCCGTTGATGGTGCGGGTTGTGCGGCCCCGCCGGTACTGCTGCATGTAGTGGGCGTTGCAGAGCCCGAGCGCCTGGTGGGGGCGGTCGCAGCCCGGGACGTCGCACCCTTCGCGACCGCGCTCTTCGATGGCGGCGGCCCCGACGTCACCGTGCCGGGCCAGTCTGCGGTAGTGGGCTTGGCAGTAGCCGCGGCGGAACGTCGGCCGGTCGCACCCGTCGAGCTGGCAGATGACCGGGGTGTCGTGGTATCTGCCGCGGTGGGTGAGCATCCCGTGAGGGGTGTCGAACACCCGGCCGCACACGTCGCAGGTCACCGGATGACCTTCGCGGCGGTGACGCACCGGTGGCAGGCGTCGGATTGCCACTCTGGGACCCACCGCAGCGGGACCCCTGAGCGGTGGCAGACACCGCACCGGCCGACGCCACCGTCATGCGCTGACGTTGGCGGGGTGTGCAGGTCGCAGCCGGCCGCTGAGCAGTACCTCACGAGTGGGGCCATACCTTCCCTGCCAGGATGATCGCCCATACGGTGAGGGGCGCCCTGAGTAGGAACTCGACCACGAGCCCGTACTCGTCTTGGTGGGCGTAGAACATCAACGTCCAGCCGACCACGAACAGGATCAGGAACCCGAACCGCCGGGCAGGGTCGTGCCGCTTCGCAGCGGTCACGACGTCACCAGCCCGGCCCGTGCCGCCCACTCGTCGATCGTCGCCTCCAGCCATATCGGCCCGACTGACAGCTCGAAGTCGGGGGTGGGGAGTTCCCCGCGTTGGCGGCGGGACCTGACAGCCGGGTAGGTGAGCCCGACCCGGTCGGCGACCGCCCGGGTGTCGAGCAGCACCAACCCTTGAACGACTGCGGTGTCGTCGATGTTCACGTGTCCCCCTCCGTACCGGTTGACTCAGATTGTAGCAGCCGTGCCGCTCGGTGCATCTGTCGGACCTCGTCGGCGGTGAGCCCTGCGTTCCGCAACCGACTACAGGCGATGCAGTAGCACTGCAACCCGGTCGCTGACGCTCGGGCACGCCAGAACGCTGACCGGGGGAGGGTCTGCTCGCAACCCGGGCAGTACTTCTCGGCGACCGGTTCAACCGGGTTGGCCTTGCGCCGGGCGTCGTGCGCCCTGACGTTCGCCCGGTTGCACACGTGGCAGACATCTCCCTTGCCGTCGCGCTGGTACCGGTTGTTGGGAAACTCGGTGAGCGGTTTGGTCGTCTTGCACCGGTGGCAGCGTTTCTCGGTGCGGGTCGCCCTGGCCTCGAGACGTCGCCGGTACGCGACCGCGCGGGCGGCCGCGGCGTACACCCTCGCCTGACGGCGGCGGTCCCGTTCCGCCCGCAGCTCATCACCGAGCCCCGGGTCCAGGATGGTGACGATCTGCCGGACTCGCTCCCCGGTGATCCCGTACATGGCGCCGATATGCGCCAACGTGGCGCCGCCGCGGCGAACCGCGACGATCTCGCGGTAGCGGCCACAGCCGGGGGTCTTGGCGCGGTGGATGGGGAGGTTGGTGAACTCGCCGCCGCAGTCGGGGCAGCGTTGGCGGGGTCATCGTCCGCGGTCCTGTCGTTGTTCGTCGCGTTCGTTCTCGGCAACGTCGGCGCGGATGTCCCTGGCCCGCTGGTAGTCGCCGGCGGTGAGCCGCCCGAACCCTCGGCAGATGTGACACATGAACGGGCCCCGGCGCCCGGTCCCGTCACAGTCGCGGCACGGTCGACGCTCATCGGTCACGGTGTGATGCCTCCGGTGAATGTGACCCGGCCGTAGGGGCCGAGACACATCTCTGAGTCGCGGTAGCCGGTGCGGTAGCTCTGGCAGACCTCGGCGGTGGCATCCTCATCCGGGAGCGTGCTGCAACTGTTCATGCCAGAGCAGTCGCCTCCTGTGAGGAGGGCGAGGGTCGCCAGGATGAGTGCGACGGTCGCTACACCTAAGGCGAGCTTCGGGGTGGGTCCGGTCATAGTCTGCGTCCCTTCGTCGTATCGTGACGCAGATTGTAGCATCCTTGGGGGTGGGGTGCAAGCGGTTACCGGGTGACCATCGCCAACCGCTCCGACACCGGCACGACCCGGCACCGCAGCGACCGTTCCCACCCACGCACCCACCCTGCGACACGCCGATGATGCAAATCATCCACGAACACCACGGCGTCGCCGGTGAGGTGGGGCCAGAGTTGGGGGAGGGTGCGGGACCGGCCCTCCCGTATCCGGGGCCCGTCGATCAACGCGAACCCGACCCCGTCCGGTAGGTCGGTGTCGTATGTGCCCAACCGCAACCGGCACAGGCGGAGTTCCACGTTCTCGACGCCGGCGCGGGTGAGACGCATCGATGTCACCTGCCACCAGCGTTTGTCCCCCTCGAGCGAGATCAGGTGCCCGACATGGCCGGCGAGGACCGGGGTGGAGCGCCCCGACCCGTACTCGACCGCCACTGCCGGGGACAGGCGGGCCGCCGCCTCCACCACAACGGCCAGGGATTCAGGGTCGAGCGCCCAACTCACCCGGCGTCGACACCGTCAGCGGCCAGCTCAGCCTCCAACCGGGCGATCTCAGCTTCCACAGCGTCAAAGGTGATGACGTGGACAACCTCCGCTTCACGCAACCCGCACCGATCCAGGATGTCACGGGCCGCGGCGAGGCGGGCACGCTCATCGGACGACTCCACGATCTCAGCGAGCGCGACGATCGCTGGTGCCACCAGGTCGAGCAGCCGGCGGCGGGCAGCGTCCCGAACCTGGGGTGCAGCTCCCCCATGGACACGGCACACGGTTCCGCCCATGATCGCCAGCTTGCCGCATTGTTCCCCGGTGGTCTTCGATGTGGCTCTGCATTGGACTCGGGGCATGATGGGGTGAGCGCTTGCCATGCGGTCAGGGTAGCGTCGGGGTGCTTCCCGTGTGGGTAATGACCGGCCGGGTTCGGCATAGGTGTGGCTCGGGTGGGGACGGTTACCCCACTCTGACCGCTTGATGTTCAGCCAGCGATCCGAACCGAGAGGTCGCTGAGTTTGTAGCACGCCGCCGCTTCGGCGGTGGGCTGTTTGGCAGACCTCGATATGTCACCGTCAGTCGCCGCCTGGGGTATCCCCGATGGGTGGGGGTCCGGGGGAGGGGCTTGCAATAGTTAGCACCCTTGCAAGCACCGCTTGACCTAGAGCCCTGACCGTGATATCGTCGGGGCTGCCTGAGCAGCACTTGATCGTTCGAACGGCCCTCACCTTTACCGGTGGGGGCCGTTCTACGTTACGCCTCGCGTCGTGCCGCGTCAACGTCAAGTCGGGGTTGAGGG